CCCGGCGAAGGTATTTTGGCTAAGACCGGGCTATATCTGACCTTATCGGTTGGCTCAGTTACCGGTATCACGGTGTTCTATGGCTAAGACCCCGGCTTGGACGCGTAAAGAAGGCAAGAACCCCAAAGGCGGTTTAAATGCCAAGGGCCGTGCTTCTTATAATGCTGCTAATCCGGGTAAACCGGGCCTGAAAGCTCCTGCACCACACCCCAAGACAAAAAAAGATGCGGGAAGACGTAAGTCTTTTTGCGCCAGAATGTCAGGTATGCCCGGTGCAATGAAAGATGAAAAAGGACGGCCAACCCGAAAGGCGTTGTCGCTTAAAGCATGGAACTGCTGAACTGTACTAAGTGCAAAGAAAGCAAACCGAGTACATCGGAATATTTTCCATTACATAATAAAAAACGTAATGGTTTAGATAGTTGGTGTCGCTCATGCCGCTCTTCATATCGCAGTGAAACTAATCGTGGCAAATTTAGGGCTGTTATTTTTGATGAGGCGCTAAAAGAATTAAAAGCATCTACTTTGCAGTGCGTTATTTGCGGAGCAGAAGAAAAATTAGTTGTTGACCATGACCACAAAACTGGGCAAGTAAGAGGAATGTTGTGCAATCACTGCAACAGGGGTCTTGGGCATTTTAGGGATGACCCGATGCTGTTAGAATTTGCAGCACAATATTTATACGCTGCGCATGATGCGCCTGAATGGAAAAAATATTTAGAAAAGGCAGAAACAGCATGACAGAACATCACGAAACCATTAAACAGGCAGTTGATGCGGCGTCTGTGGTTACTGTAGTTGGAACACTTATGAATGCACTACCGGCGATTGCAGCAGTATTCTCGATTGTCTGGTCAGTCATCCGCATCTACGAAACCAAGACCGTGCAAGACTGGATTCAAAATGCCAAGCGTAAGTAAGAAGCAGCACAACTTTATGGCGGCGGTGGCTCATAACCCAAAGTTTGCCAAAAAGGTCGGTATCCCTCAAAGTGTGGGGGAGGAATTTAACAAAGCCGATAAAGGCAAACAATTTAAACGAGGTGGTGAAATGGCTACAAAGATGAAGATGTTTGAAAAGTCAGGCAAAGACGTCGAGAAGAAGGGCATGAAAGAAGGCTCTAAAGCAGATATGGCTTTGGATAAAAAGCAAATGATGGGCATGAAGAAGGGTGGCTGCACCAAGATGGCCAAGGGTGGTTCGGTTTCTTCGGCCTCTAAGCGTGCGGATGGCGTTGCTGTTAAGGGCAAGACCAAGGGCCGCAACCTTGGCGACTCCGGTAAGACTGTTGGTATTCAAAGCGGCGCTCGCGGCATGAAGCGCGGCGGCAAGTGCTAAGGGGATAATCATGGACAAGAAGAAAAAGCGTGTAATGAGGGACTTTGGCGCAGAAGGTCTTGGAGACCGTACGGGTCCGTTACCCGGTATGCCCAACCCGATGGAACAAGCGATGATGGATAAAATCGCTGCAGCTAAAGCCGCCGCTGCCGCTGCTCCTCGTCCTATGCCCCCGGCTCCTCCTATGCCTCCGGCCCCTCCTGCTGGTGGTGGCGCTCCTATGCCGCCTGCTGGCGGTCCCGGTATGAAGAAGGGCGGTAAGGTCAAGAAGATGGCTAAGGGCGGCTCTACTGGTTCCGCATCGAAGCGTGCTGATGGCTGCGCTCAACGCGGCAAAACCAAGGGTAAGTTTGTATGAGACCGAGTCGGGGTATGGGCTGCATCAACCCTTCCAAAATGCCGAAGGCTAAAACCGTTCGTCGTAAGGATAACCCCAACGAAGTTACTGAATACAAAAAAGGCGGGTTAAGTAAAGTCAACGAAGCTGGTAACTACACCAAACCCGGTATGCGCAAGTCCTTATTCAATAGCATCAAGTCTGGTGGTAAGGGTGGCGCTCCGGGTCAATGGTCAGCCCGCAAAGCACAGATGCTGGCACTGCAGTATAAGAAAAAAGGTGGAGGCTACCGTGACTAAGAAGTGGATTCAAGAAGCTATCAAAAAGCCCGGTGCTTTGAAGAAGTCGCTTGGCGTTAAAGAAGGCGAAAAGATTCCGGCTGGTAAATTGGCTAAGGCTGCTAAGGCTCCCGGTAAAATGGGTCAGCGTGCACGTCTAGCCCAGACTTTAAAGAAGATGAAGTGAAGAAGCCCCAGCAAAGCCTCAAGGCTTGGACGGAGCAGAAGTGGAGAACTAAAAGTGGTAAGCCGTCAACGCAAGGACCGAAAGCAACCGGAGAGCGATACCTCCCGGAAGCGGCGATTAAGTCGTTATCTTCGTCAGAGTATGCTGCAACGACTAGAGCGAAGAGAGCAGGAAAAAGAGCAGGAAAACAGTTTGTAGCACAACCAAAAACCGTCGCCGAAAAAGTGCGGCCATACAGGAAAAAGTAAGGAACTAAATCATGGGTATGGGTGGAGCTAACTTTCAACCGTCGCAACAAAGTTCACAACCTTCTGGCCCCCCGCGAATGGGCGGTAAAGGCGGCGGCATGGGTGGAGGCTATACGCCCTCACGCCAACAGTTTGGCCCCCCCAACATGGGCGGTAAAGGTGGCGGCATGGGTGGAGGCTATGGTCCACGTCCGATGCCAAACATGGGCGGTAAAGGTGGTGGTATGCGCGGTGGGTTTGATGATTCTGGTATGGGCGGCGGTTATGGCCCGCGAGGCGGTATGGGCTTCAACCCGTACGGCGGTGGTGAGCGTATTGATGGCGGCGGTTATGGTCCGCAGGGTGGGTTTGGGGGTTTTGGTCCGCAGCAACCGCCCCAGTTCAGCCCGGACACGATGAACCAAATTAACGCTATGCGGGACCAAAAAGAAGCTATACAACAGCAGTACATGAATAGCCCCGCAGGTCAGCAACAAATGAATCAACTTATGGCGCTGCAAAATCAAATTCGTGGTAACCCCAACGACCAGAATTTACAAAGTCAATTTAAGTCATTAAGTGATAACCTCAACAAGTCAATGTTCTCTGGGCCTCAAGCAGATGCTTTTCGTGCCCAAGAAACTTTGCTAAACCAACAGCTTCAAGGCGCTCAGCCGCAATCACCCGGACCCGGCGCTCCGCCTCCGCCGCAAGCGTTTCAAGATTTCCAAGCACAACAACAAATGCCTAACATGGGCAGTAAAGGTGGTCCGCAACAATTGCCGCAGGGTATGGGCGGTTACATGCAACAGATGGCTATGAACAGATATGCTATGCAGCCCCAGTTCAGCCCGAATATTGATCAACTTATTGACATGAGACAACACCTTCAAGGCGTTCAGCCGGGTCAACAAATGCCGCAACCAACGCCGCAACAGGCCCAATATATAGCTAATGAAGGATACAGGTCCATACCCGCAGCCCCGCGAGCACCCATGACGCAGCAAGATTATCAAAACGCACAAAACCGTATGGGTCAGTTGTTTGGTATGCCTACTAGCGCGTTTTCGCAATTTACGTCAAATGCACAAGCTCGACAACCCCAAACACTAAATGATATGTATGGCAACATGGCCACACTCCCGAAGGGATATGCGCGCGATTCAAGTGGGAATGTGGTGTTTTCTGACGCAGGAATATCTCTCCCTCCCGGTGCTATGTTAGCAAGAGGTGGTATCGCTAGTTTGGCGCAATAAAAAATGACTACATCCGGCACTAGCACATTTAATCTAAACCTCAATGAGCTTGTTGAAGAAGCCTTTGAGCGTTGTGGTTCGGAATTAAGAACTGGTTATGATTTGCGAACTGCTCGTCGTAGTCTTAATTTGCTTACTATTGAGTGGGCTAATCGTGGAATTAATCTTTGGACTATTGAGCAGGGCAGCATTCCACTCACTCAAGGAACCATCGTATACGACCTGCCTGTTGATACTATTGACTTGCTTGACCACGTTGTTAGGACCGGCACGGGGCAAAACCAAACCGACATCAACATCACTAGAATCTCCGAGTCAACCTATTCAACAATCCCGAACAAGAATGCCCAAGGCCGACCGATTCAGGTCTGGATAAACCGCCAATCCGGTGCTACATATCCAACTACGGGCGTTAACGCCCCCAAAATCAACGTCTGGCCGACTGCTAACGTAGATAATACTTATACGTTCATTTACTGGCGCTTGCGCCGTATCCAAGACGCCGGTACCGGCGGTACTGCAACACAAGACATCCCGTTCCGTTTCCTGCCCTGCATGGTTGCGGGCCTTGCGTATTACTTGGCTATGAAGATTCCGGAAGCCGCACAGCGCATTGAGATGCTCAAGGCCATTTATGAAGAACAGTTTCAATTAGCTGCTGATGAAGACCGGGAAAAAGCTTCTCTCCGCTTAGCCCCGCGTGTTGGGTATGTTGGTGGCGGGGGCTGGTAATGTCCTCTAAGTTTTCATCCGGCAAGTTTTCAATTGCGGAGTGTGACCGATGTGGGTTCCGGTACAAGCTTAAACAGCTAAAACGCTTGGTTATTAAGACCAAAAACATTAATATTCTGGTGTGCCCTACTTGCTGGGAACCTGACCAACCGCAGTTATCTTTAGGTTTATATCCGGTCAACGACCCGCAAGCAGTACGAAATCCGAGGCCCGATACTAGCTACTACAATGATGTTGACGGATACCTTGGCAGCAGACAGATTCAGTGGGGCTGGGCGCCCGTTGGTGGTTCAAGAGCAAATGATGACTTTTTAACTCCTAACAACTTAGCGCTTCAAATTGCACTGGGTACCGTAACTGTAGTAACAACTTAAGGAACAATCATGGACAAGAAAGAAGTTAAGAAGATTGCTGATACGGAAGCAGAAAAGGCTGTAAAGGGCCATGAAACCCGTATGCACGCTAAGGGTTTTAAGAAGGGTGGCAAGACCAATCTAGATATGAAGAAGTATGGCCGTGGTATGGCTAAGGTTATGAACCAACGTACTTCCTCGCGGGGGCGCTAACATGGCTAAGTTCAGTATGAAGAAAGGTGGCAAGGAAGTCGGCTCCGCCGAAGTCTACGCTCAACCGCACACTATGACCGGCACCCCGGGCGTTGATATTAGCAATAGTGGGTACAGCACTCGTACCGGTAGCGAAGCTAATGAAATCAATATGACGGTTGGCAACATCAACCGTAACGCCGCACCCGGCCCCAAAACTTCTGGCATTGAAATCCGTGGTTGTGGCGCTGCTACTAAGGGCACTAAGGCCCGTGGCCCGATGGCTTAAATATGAACTATACGCAGCTTGTTTCTCAGATTAACGCGTACACCGAAAACCTATTCGGTTATGACTCCACAGGTTCGCCTGAGGTAGATACGTTTATCAAACAAGCTGAGCTGCGTGTTTACAACACAGTTCAATTTCCGTCACTACGCAAAAACGTAACGGGTATTACTCAAGTAAACAACAAATATCTTTCCGCACCAAGTGATTTTTTGGCTGTGTATTCAATGGCGGTCGTTGATGGTACCGGTGCTTATTCTTATTTATTGAATAAAGACGTAAACTTTATTCGAGCTGCTTATCCCAGTCCGACTGACTCTGGGTTGCCAGAGTATTATGCTTTGTTTGGGCCAACTACAACAAATGCTGTCACTCCTGTAATTACTAATGAACTTTCTTTCATCCTTGGCCCAACACCCGATACCACTTATACCGTTGAGCTTCACTACTATTACTACCCAGAGTCAATTGTTACAGCAACTACTACTTGGCTCGGTGATAACTTTGATGCCGTACTCCTTTATGGCTCTTTGTTGGAAGCGTACACCTACATGAAGGGCGAACAGGATGTGTTGGCCCAGTACCAAAAACGCTATGATGATGCCCTTATGATGGCCAAGCGTCTGGGTGATGGTATGGAGCGTGGTGATGCTTACCGTGACGGCCAATATAAGCAGAAGGTGGTGTAATGGCTTTTAGCGGAAACTACACTTGCGATTCGTTTAAATCTGGGTTGTTAGCTGGTAGCTTCGACTTGGCTCCGCCCACCGCTGATGTATACAAAATTGCTTTATACACCGAAAATGCCACGCTTAATGATGCTACTACAGCCTATACTTCAAGCAATGAAGTTGTTGCAACTGGGTATACCGCAGGTGGTCAGGCTATTACCCCATCTGTAGGAATTCTTGATGGGATTTCATATCTATCTTTTACGAACCCTGTATGGACCAGTGCTATTACTGCGCGTGGTGCATTGGTGTACAAAGTGGGTGGTGCAGCTTTGTTTGTGCTTGATTTTGGTTCAAATAAAACGTCAACCGTCACATTTACTGTGCAGTTCCCAGCCGCTACTAACACGTCGGCAATCATTCGCATTTCTTAAGGAGTTATCATGAATGAAGAAATTAAAATCAGTGATGCCACTGCGGCCCTGATTGAACAAAATGGTGGCCTTGCTGATAGCGCAAAGGCTAGTGGCGTTTATCACATTCAATGCTGGGATAAGGACGGCAATCTCAAGTGGGAAGCTAAGTCCAAGAACCTAGTGCTGAATGGTGGCTTGCAAGACATGAACTCCAAGTATTTCATTGGTTCGTCTTACACTGCTGCTTGGTATCTTGGCCTG